GCTATAACCTCGCCACGGGCGTTGCGGATAATCTGAGCATAGGCGTTGCCGGTGAGAAGCAGGTGGTTCATCATAGTTTCTCTGAATACGAAACTCGTCATTTCAGGATTTGGCTCATCATGCAGGACCCGCCATAATGGATGTTCGATGCACTTTTCCTTACTGCCGTCATCGCCGTACTTATAAACGAACAGCGGGAGTCCTGCAATTGCCTCTGAAAGAATTCGGACGCAGGAGTACACCGCTGTCATCTGCATGGCGGTCTTTTCATTTACCACCTTGCCGGAGGTCGAGCCTCCCCATAAAAAGCTGTTGCCGCTGCCGAGGTTTTTAGGCTTGTCGCGGGGTTTGAATATACCTTGTAATATGCCCATAGGCTTTTACCTCCTTACCAAATGAGCAAGCCGCGTTTGTCATAAACACTCTCGCCCGAATCGTTACCGCACCGAATTGCACGGTCGAGCGCCATAATGGTGGCGACCGCGCCGTCTATCTTTTCGGTTGATTTCTCCTTGTCCGCCTTGATATTTCCTGCAGGGTCGGTGCGGATATATATGTTGTCCATCATCCAGCGTAGGACGGGGTGTCCGCCGTGAGCGATTTTTTCCTCCAGTGTTAGCTTCATGAGTTCCTTGGTCGGTGGAGACATATCTTTAAAGCCTTGTCCGAAAGGAACGACGGAGAAGCCGAGCGTTTCGAGGTTTTGCGTCATTTGCACAGCGCCCCAGCGGTCAAAAGCTATCTCACGGATGTTGTATTTCTCACCGAGGGATTCAATGAACTGCTCGATATAGCCGTAATGTACCACATTGCCCTCAGTAGTTTGCAGAAAGCCCTGTTTTTTCCAAACATCATAATTTACATGGTCGCGCCGAACACGCAGGTCGATATTATCCTCTGGTATCCAGAAGTACGGCAGAACGCAGTACTTGTCATCCTCGTCACCGGGTGGAAATACAAGCACAAAAGCCGTGATGTCGGTGCTGCTGGAAAGGTCAAGTCCGCCGTAACAGACACGACCTTCGAGAGCTTCCGCGTCGACGGCAAAAGCGCATTTATCCCATTTGTCCATCGGCATCCAGCGAACCGCCTGTTTTACCCACTGGTTGAGGCGAAGCTGCCGGAAACTGTTCTCCTCGGCGGGATTCTGCCGAGCTGATTCAAACGCCGCCTTAACCTTATCCATGCCGACTGTGATGCCGAGAGAGGGATTTGCCTTCTTCCACACCTTGGGGTCAGTCCAATCATCTTCTTGCGCTGCGCCGTAAATTACTGGGTAGAAGGTGGGGTCATGCTTTCTTCCATCAATAATATCCAGCGCCTTTTGATGAACCTCCCAGCAGATGCTGTTCTGGTTATCTCCGGCGGTAGTGATCAAAAAATACAGCGGCTGCATTCTCGCATCGCCGCTGCCTTTGGTCATTACGTCGTAGAGCTTACGATTCGGTTGCGTATGCAGCTCGTCGAACACCACGCCGTGAGTATTGAAGCCGTGCTTGTTGCCAACATCGGCCGAAAGCACCTGATAGATACTGCCGGTCGGCTGGAAGATGAGCCGCTTGGTAGCGTCGAGAATTTTGACACGTTTCGACAAAGCTGGACACATCCGCACCATATCCGCCGCCACATTGAAAACGATGGAGGCTTGGTTTCGGTCAGCTGCACAGCCATAAACCTCGGCGCGCTCCTCATCGTCGCCGCAAGTCAGCAGCAGGGCGACAGCAGCCGCGAGCTCACTTTTGCCCATCTTCTTTGGTATCTCTACATAGGCCGTATTGAACTGCCGGTAACCGTTGGGTTTCAGTGTTCCAAAGATGTCACGGATAATTTGTTCCTGCCAGTCAATAAGCTCGAATGGCTTTCCGGCCCATGTGCCTTTGGTGTGACAGAGCGATTCTATGAACGCCACAGCGTAGTCGGCGGCTTCTTTGTCATAGGTCGAATCCTGCGTTTTGAAGCGCGTCTGTTTGTACTTTTTCAGTTTTCGCAATGGTCGCCGCCTCCTTTCGGGCATAAAAATAGACACCCTCCGGTGCCTTCATAATCTATCTGTACGAGATACAGCCCCACGCAGGGCTGACCTCGGCTATTTTATTTAGTGCGGGTTAGCGGTTTTCACCTTGAAGCAGTATCTCCAATGCAAGCTGCGTGTCCGGGTCGGCGGGCTCGATGTCCCAGCCTCTGTCGTAGTTACAAACAACCTCGCCGTTCCGCTTGAGCATCAGCTTGCTGATTCTGCCGCCTTCGATGCCAAACTGCGAACCCTCGTCATACTGCTTCATCCAATAGTGAAAAATGCTGTCGTGAACCTTCAGGCTTCCTTCTCTCCACATGGTCGCTCCCTCCTTAAAACCGTTCGATGCGAACATTGTCGTCAGCTTCGAAGTGTACTTTGTAGCGGGTTTCCGAACCGTCGGCTTTCTTGGAAATCAGTCTGATGCCGCCTTCAAAGGCGCTGTAGGCTCGGTCGAAGCGCTCGCCCTGCGGGAGCTGGCTTTTTGCCTGTTTCAACTGCTTGTCTGTCATGGGGTGTGCCTCCTTTGTTTTGTTGTACACATGATCGCTCTAAAAGCACACTATAGCAAGGCAATTCCGCGATATATACCGGCATAAACTATACGATCTTTACAGCGAATTTCGCCGCCGGAATTGTGTAGTTTACGCTTCGCCGGTGAGAATGAAATGCGCGTATTCGCGTCGATGCTCCTCCAGATACACCACCAGCTCGTAGAATTCCATGTCGTTGGCGATGCGCTGCACCGTGCGGACATCGAACATATTCGTCAGCCCAGTGTCGCGGATGGCGAGAATCTGCTTCTTGACCGTTTCACTCATCGCCGCTCACCACCTTGCAGGCGTCCTCACCGTAAGCCACGGACAGGCCGCAGCCGTTGTCCCATGCCACCATGACCGAGCCGATGTCGTCCACGCCGCGCACGGTGCCTTTGGTGCCGACCGGCGGCGCTTGTGGGTCGTCCATTCGGACAAGCTCCACACGGCAGCCAACCGGGTAACGCTTGCGGAGGCTCTCAACAAGCTCCCGCGAAGGGAATCGGTTATTCATCGCTGCCCACCTCCTTGTCCTGCAGGCTCATCACGTCATCATAGAGACCGGCGTCTGCATTGATGCACTCGACCAGTTCCTGCACCTTCGGGTTTCCGCTCTTGAATGCGCCGCTTCCAGAAAGGTTGCGGAGCAGTATCTTTCGCGCCGCTTTGTACTCATCACCAATGAAGCCCAGACGGAGCAGGAAGCAGCGAAATGCATACTTGTCATTGTCCGTATCTTTTTCCTTTGCGGTAACGCGCTTTTGAGTCTTTGCCATCTCGCAAAGCGCTGTGATAAAAAGTGTGTATGCCTTGACCGCGTCTGGGTCGGTGCCGTCCTCAAACCACGGGAACCGTACCTTCTCATCAACAATGTCAATGTCGATGTCTTGACATCCGAGAGCCTTGCTTATGAGGCTTTTCTTGCTTTCAACCAACCGCTTGAGATTTTCGAGCGCAGTGTCGGTAAAGGAGGAGCGGGGCATTTCGATGACCAACCCAATATCCTCATCCGGCACATCGCTTGCCTGCATACCATCTTCGCCAATCGGGTCGCGGTGCTGTCTGCCAAGCCCCAGTTCTTCTTCCTCGGTCATCTGCAAATCCTCGAAGCGCGGTTCCGCTTCAAAGCCCTGCTCGTGCAGCCGCTCGATAAGCTTTTCGATTTCCTCGCTGTCGGCGCGGTCGTCGAAGCTGATCGTGCCATTCTTGTCGATGGTGAAGTAGTCCACCTCATAGCCGAAGGAAGGAGCGCCTTTGTACTTTGCAGGGCTGTTCAAAATCTCCGCAATCTCTGTTACGAGCCGCTTGCGGTCGCTGCCGGTCAGGTTGTACCTGAGTTCAAAATCCTTGTTTTTCATAGTGTCTGCCGCCTTTCTTTGAGCCGATGCTTCGGCTTTTGTACGTACATATATCACTCTAAAGCCTGTAAATAGCAAGACAATTCCGCGATGTATATGTACAAAATAGAAGCGGCGGCGTTGTGTGATTCAGTCCGATTTTACAGCCACTTCAGCGTAGGAATAGGTCAGTCCGTCACGCTGGACGGATACCTTATCCGCCGCACCGACCTGCTCGATATACCGCTTCACGATAACATCGCAGAACTTTTCGTCAAGCTCGATGGTGGCGCAGGAGCGGTCGGCCTGTTCACAGGCGATGAGCGTGGAGCCGGAGCCACCGAAGGGGTCGAGCACCAGCGTATTTGTCATGCTGCTGTTCATAATAGGATAAGCCAGCAGCGGGATAGGCTTCATTGTCGGGTGGTCGCCATTCTTTTTTGGTTTGTCGAACTCCCAGATGGTCGTTTCCTTGCGCCCACTGTACCACTGATGCTTGCCGCTTTTCTTCCAGCCGTAGAGCACAGGCTCGTGCTGCCACTGATACGGAGAACGCCCCAGCACCAGCGATTGCTTTT